GGCTACGTAACGCCTATCTGTACCGCCCGATCCGCCACCAAAATCTTGCAGTCCAGGAACGATTGTAGCATTGCTACCCACTCTTCTCCACAATCTACAATGAACGCCATCATTGAAAGCCGAAGTTACCCTTACGATCATAGTAATTCTATATGTCATAGAAGTTGAGTGGCTTAGTAAAACTTCTGGGTTAAACCAAAAATAGCGACTATTATTAAATGATAGAGAATCCGCCGTTCCAAAAATAGTATTCCCAAACAGGGTTCCTAAAGAGAAAAATCCGGTAGACGGATTTCCCGACGCATAGCCACTATCTTGGAATAAAATATTAATACTTTCACAAAGATTTACGGAAAAAGCATTTCTTGCAGAAGCGTTTACTTGAATACTATTAAGTTTAATTTGATCAGATGAAGATATTACGCCAGTCGCACCTGTAGCACCAATACCCGTTGCACCAGTAGACCCCTGTGTTCCGCTAATTCCGGTCGCACCATTTGCACCAGTTGCGCCAGTTGATCCCCGTTGTCCACTTTCTCCGGTAGCTCCAGTTGAACCAGTATTTCCGGTAGCGCCCGTAGCGCCAATATTTCCGGTCGCACCGCTTGCGCCAGTTGCCCCCGTAGATCCAAAACCACTAGCCCCTGTCGCTCCAATATTTCCAGTTGCACCCGTTGCGCCAGTTAATCCAGTTGCTCCAAAATCACCGACTCCTGTCGCCCCAATATTTCCAGTTGCGCCAGTTGCGCCAGTTAACCCAGTTGCGCCAGTTGATCCAGAACCACTAGCTCCAGTTGCCCCAGTAGGCCCAGTCGCCCCTCCTGGGCTTCCCTGTGGACCAGTTGACCCTGTAGCCCCTTTATTTCCAGGAGGTCCAAGATTTGGAGCGACTTGAATCGGTAATGAGCTAGCATATCTCGGAATAATTTGCCAACCAAATGTTTCATTAACAAAAACTAATGTAAAAGAAGCACCTTTAACGTTACAGCTTAAATCGTCCTCAAACCTTTCGATGGGGTAACCGTTTCGAAGAATATTTAAATTATTAACATCAAAACTATCAGTATAATCAAAAATTTCAATACTTGATCCTGGAACAGGGGCATTCGGTAAACTAACGGTTACAGCATTGCTACTAGTATCAACCGCTAATTTACTACCTATCGTAGCATTTGTGTCAAAATTTATTAACTGATATACCCCATCAGCTTGCTCTCCAACTAAAAAGACTCCAGATCCATTAACGTTAGGTCTTTCTGTAAAATATTTAATACCATTAATTAATTGATTACCCGTGGTAAAAACTGCCGAATTTAATTTTCCAGAAACTAAATTAAAACTATTGTAATCAACATAAATTTGATTACCGTATTCTATAAAAAGCCCGCTAATATCAGCGTCTAATTGATTTCTTCTGATTAAACTTTTATTCATTTGTTTCTATCTTACTATGATATAATAAAATTGCAGTTTTATAATCTAGCCCATATTCCTCTGCAATTTTATTTATCTCCCCCATATTAGCGTTAAGTGAAACGGGTTTATTAATGTAATCATCAATTTTATTTATCCATTCTTTGGGAGGCTCATTTGTAGCAATTGTTTCTCCAATTGTTTGAATAATTTCTTTTTGTTCTTTGCTTAATCTTTTACGATTATATTTTTCTTTCAAAGATGCTTCTATTGCGTTTACAAGACCATCAAATTTAACCAAATTTTTAGCAACCATATCTGCGTTAATTTGGGCTTTTGGTTCCGAGGCTTTTACCGAGGGTGTTGATCGTGGAGCTTTTGTTGTCTGTGGCGTTCCGGTGCCGGATGGTCTTCCAGTCATTTCTTGTTCATTCCCCTTGTTAAGCAGCGGCTGATATAGACCATCTTCTTGTAATTTTTTAAACTCCTCTTGTGATTTAATACTTTCTTCTGGAAGCGGTAAACGACCAGTATCTATTGCGGTAATACCTTCTTCTGGAGTTAGAACGCCAAGCTCAATGAGTCTGGAGTAAATACGCGTTAGATTTGCATCACTTTTGAAATCTGAGTCTTTAAATCGAGGAGTGGGTAAGTTTTTAAAACCAAGACTTTTACCAACTTTTTTGACTTCTGGAATCAGAAATTCATTTATGAATGTTTCCCTTGCGTGTTTAAGACGAGATAAAAATACTTCAATTTTAGTATTAGTATTCGCATATTTTTCTTCCCCAAACAGGACGTTATTAAGACCATAACGAATATCGCGATCTACAACCTCATATTTTTTAGGATCTAAAATATTACTAATCTCTGGAATTATAAATTTAATATCAGTTGTGTAATCAGTAACAAGAATACGACCGACACTTTCATTCTCAAAGATTTTTCTTAGTGTGCCGATCTGTTCTTTGGTTGGCATCCCAACTTCATCATTTCCCATGGTAACCAATAGGACTGCTTGCTGTATGGTACGACTGATTGCCATATCCATATTTTTAAGTTCTTGCTTCCAGTTAATATCTTCAAGAACTGGGAAGCCCATCGGAACGCTGAATGGTTCATAATCTTGTTTTTTATAAAAAACTGAAATAATTTTATCTCCATCTAATTCAAATACCATTTGTTGATTTGGTACGGTCATCGCTGATTTATTTTGAATATCTTTTATATTAACAATTCTTTTAGCAAGTTCTTTATCTTGATCCGTTTCTGGATTTGTAAGAATTTGCATTTCAAAATCATTTAGTACTTTAATATATTTAGGCGTTAAAAAGGACGTCGATCCAATAGCTTGAATATCTGCTGGATTTAAAATAATATAACGGATAGGAATTTCAGCTGGGCCATTTTCTGCCCCCATAATCTCTGAAATGACCCTCATGTCCTGTTTTGTAAATTCTGCATGTATCTTATATAAGAAAACATTTCCACTACGGAAAAACTCTCTAAAAAACATGTCCTGTAATTTCCATAAATTTACTCTTTGAGCCCAAACTTCAAAAAACTTACGAGATTGTTCATTACCCCCAGAAAAATAAATCGGTGAACAGCTAAATTCTGTCATTAAATCGATAGTATTTCTAAAAATTGAAAAATTATAATAAGCTTTCTGACACAAAACGATGGTATCTCTTACGCTAATGTTCGAGCCATATTTACCTTTTCCGCCACCGTATATAAAAGGTATCACCCCGCCTTCAATATTTATATATTTATCTGTTCTATTAATAGAAGAAGCTCTATTTCGTCTTACAGAGGCGTTGGGTTCTCCACGACTGGCTTTTAACTCTATAGAGTCTTTTAATTGTGTAGATCCTTCAATTACCTGCGGCTCTGGAAATTTAATATTTTTATTATTACGTGCCATAACTAATTATAACAGTTTATTACACTAAAATCTGATATTTTATTAGATTAATTCTGCAACAAACTCTGTATTTTTCTTTGCAAAATTTTCTGGAGCCATTATATCAAAATAAGCTTTTACGCCCCAGTTTCCTAACATGAGGGTAGTATAATTATCTTTTCTAGCTCTATTAATGCTTGTAGACTTGCGTAAATGAGATGGTAAGTCAAAACTCTGGGTACCCCTAGATGTTGTAGTGACTTCTACATTCGCGCACTGGTCTTTAGTATCTTGAATAATAAAATCTTGTTGTTCTATGAATTCTCTTACTGTTAATTTTTTAGTTTCATATTCATTATCAGCTTTATCACCGATTCCTCTTGGATAAATATATTCCATCGGAAGATTCATTGTAAAAATATTTTCTAATATATCGGGGTGGTTACTCGCGCGCGAAGCGAACCATATCTTTTTATGGTCAATACAGGTTTGTAAGTAAGAATTTGCACGACCCAGAAAGAAACTTGTAAAATATTGTTTAACGCATATATTACCAAAATCTTTATTATATTGACGAGCACAATCTTTTAACATTTTTGTATAATCCTCGTTTTCTTTATCGGAATCAAAATCTACAAAACCAATTTTACGATTTATATCTTTAAAATATTGAGAATTATTGACCGCATCTATAAATGTATCAGCACCCGCATGGTCAATAACAATTAGCGCAATATTAAAGTTTTTATATAAATAATAAAAATATTTAATATGATCTTGTAGCGATGATCCGGCTGCTTGATAGCCATGAACAAGAACGCCTTGCTTTTTTTCCTCGTCAAGCTCAATTACGCTCATGGCAAAATAGTCAGCAACCTTTGAAGATGAAAAGTTAGGGTCAATTGCTAAAACATATTTTTTGTCACTATCTCCAATGACTTTGGTAGTTGGATATTCACCATCTAATATAGTACATTCGTGCATTTTTTTAGGTGAGAAATAACTGTCTCCACCATCAATAAAACGGGCGCAATATTCCCGTAAAAATGAATGGTGCGAACTTCCACCACTTTTAGCAACTTGGATCGCTCCTTGATCGACCATGTGCTGCGGCAAGGCTTCGTAACTTAATTGGGAAATAAAATATGTCCCAGGAAGTTCGCCCTCTTTAGACTCTTGCTCATCTGGGTGTTCTACTAAATTTGACCACTGTTGATATACACGAAATAAATGCTCAAAAGTATAACTGGCAGAACTTAAACACAACATTTGGGATGTGTTCTCAAACACATGTTTATTATCTGGATGTAATAAACCTTTTTTTATTAACTCTTCTTCTAGTTTTCTAATACGAATACGCTCGCCTACATCTCTTGGCGAACTTAAGAATGGAATCAGAACATTATCAATAATATCTGGTGGCAAAAGTAAAAATTCATCTAAAATAAGTACGTTAGCACGAATACCACGAATTTTTTCCCCAGTTAATGGAATGGCGGTAATACTACCGCCATTAATTTGCCATTCGTACTGGTCATTACGCTTACTTTTCAAACCAAAACATTGTCGAGCTAAGGCCGCACCTGGAGACATTAAAAATTTTTCAATTTCATTAAAAACGCGGCGACTAGTACGAAAGTTAATAGACGCGATAAGTATTTTAGTTCCAGGCTCTAACATACATTTAAGAATACAATAGATTGCAGCGCAAAAACTTTTAGCGCCACCACGACCCCAGACCAACATACAATAATTTCTATTGAAAAAAGAATTAAGTGTTAATTCTTGATAAGCTTCTAATGTTAAACCCATGGATAATTCCGTAGTAAAACCAAGATTATATCTTAAAAATTTAGCAAGACTAATCCTCGCCTCTTCGTCAGTTAAGTCACCTTTTAAATTTAGTAACTCTTTATTAACGTTAGCTAACGGTTTAGATTTTTTTTGATTTCCTACTATAAGGGCCATATTGTATCAAAATAATATTGCAAATCTATTTTACAGGCTTCTTCGTTCATTCCTAAAATATGAATTGTTTTTTGTTTAGCTTCTTCTCGCCCATCACAAAAAACAAATTGAATATTATCATATTGACGCAATAATTTTCTCATATTATGGGCAATAAAATCACCAGAAGCCTTGCTAAATTTTTGTTTTTGGTACATCATATTGTTAAGAGTCGATTCTACAACAACGACAATATAACCGTCTAGTTTTTTAGCTTTTTGAATTTCGCGCTCGAATCTTTCGCGCCCACCACTTAAAGTTCCATATAAATCGCTTAAGCTTTTTCTTTCTATAGCTAATTTATTATTAGGGTGTAGAGAATAATCACCATATTCTAATTTAGAATTTAATATAGTATG